GTGGAGGCTATCAACTGGCTGGCGCATTTGGCGGTCAAGATCCTCAACTTCGCATGATCAGCAACCGCAATGCCATTGCGCGTCAGATTGATCCTACTAATTTAGGTTCTATACGTCAAGGTATTCTTGCGCTACGGGATGCGAATGATCCTGTTGGAGCTATGCAGTTGGCTCAGGTTCTCAGGCAGGTAGAAAGTGAGCTTGCCAAACAATTCCAAAGTCAAGCTGCTGGTGAGGCTTCTCTTGCTGCTGCTCGGCGTGAACGAGTTGAAGCAATTCCAGAAAAGATTCGGTTGGCTAGGGAGTTGGCTTCTCAACGTGGTGCCCCAGGTACACCAGAATATCAAGAGGCCTACAACGCTGAATTGACAAGGCTGACTACCACTGGAGAGTCTGCTACTCCTGAGATGCGTAATGCGGCGGCACTTGCTGCTTTGAAAGGCGCTCCAGGATCTCCTGAATATGCTGCTGAATTCCAAGTTCAACTTGGCCGTCTCACGTCTAAGGCTGAAGGCAAGGAAGCAACAACGGCTGAACTGACGAATGCTCGTGCCTTGGCAGAGTTGGCTGGACCAGTCGGTTCTCCCGCCTATAACGCTGAATTGAGGGCACAACTTGCCCGTTTAACAACGAAGGCCGAAGGCAAAGAACCTACGACTAATGAAGTGACGAACGCCAGGACTTTGGCTTCATTGGCAGGCCCAGAAGGATCAGAAGAATACAACGCAGAATTTAGGGCGCAACTAGCACGCTTGACTGCCAAACCTGAAGGTCGTGAGCCTACTACTCCTGAACTGACTAATGCTCGTGCTGTTGCTGCAAGGGCTGGCGCTCCAGGCTCTCCTGAGTATGAGGCTGCATTTAAGGCTGAATATGACAGGTTGACAGGCCCGAAAGAACCAAAGCCGCCAACTACGCCAGAGTTGACGAATGCCCGTGCAATAGCTCTACAAGCTGGAGCAGAAGGCTCTCCTGAGTTCAATGCCGCATTCGTTGCAGAGTACAACCGACTTACCCAAAAAGAAGCGCAGAAGCCTGAAATTGCTCGTCTACAGGCTCTTCGGGATAGCCTACCTACTGGATCTCAGGCGCGTAAAGAGGTACAAGATCGGATCGATGCTCTTGGAAAGGGATCCAGAGTTGAAGTCAATATTGACAACAAACAACTTGGAGCATTTGCACAGGCTCGGGGCACTGATCAAGCAAAAGTTCTTGGAGAGGCCGAGGCTTCTGCTAGGGCTGCTGCTAGTGCGCTGTCAACCATCTCCAGCATGAAGCAACTGAATGCTTCCGGGCAACTGTTTACAGGCCCATTGGCAAATGCTTATGTTGGCGCTACGAATTTGTTGGCGAGCGTTGGTCTTCTTAGCCAAGATCAGGCATCCCGTCTTGCCAAATCCGAAGTTTATGATAAGCAAGCCAAAGACCTTGTTATGCAAGATCTGGGTGGGAAACTCGGCGCTCAGATTTCCGATGCTGACCGTAAGTTCGTTGAGGCTCGTGTTCCTCAGTTGGCTACGAGCGAAAAAGCTAGGACTGAATTGCTTAACAAACTGGAGGAAATACAGCGCGGTAAGATTGCATATCAGCGTCGTATGACAGAACATGCCAATAAGTTTGGCAACCTCAACACGTTTGATTTTTCGCAGCAATATGCGCCTGTTGCTCCTGCGGCAGGTTGGACAATCCGTAGATCGGGGCAGTAATCATGGCTAAATATGTAGTGACTGGGCCTGATGGCAAAGAGTACGACGTTGAGGCTCCAGACGGTGCCAGCGAACAGCAAATCCTAGACTATGTAAAGTCTCAGATTGCCACAGAGGAGCCGAAACAACAGGCTGCTCCAGTTCGAGATCTCGGATCTGCGCTTAGGCGCGCTCCTGGTTTAGCTGCTAGGGCATTGGTGACGGGTCTATCTTCTCCGGTCACTGCTGTGACAGACTTCATTAGTGGCGCAGTGAACCTTGGTGCTGGCTTAATGGGATCTGAGAAACGAGTCCCTTATCTATCTCAGATGCAGCAGCAAGGCTTGACACAGATGGGCTTGCCAGTGCCTGAAACGGGTGCAGAGCGTGTTGCACAAGCTGGTATGCAAGGATTGACCACTGCGGCTGGTGCCGCGAAAGTGGCTCCTACCTTATTTGGTGGAAATCTCCCCGCGCAACTCACTGCATCGACCGCTGCGCCAATGGCGGCAGAACCTGTAGCCTCCAAAGTCAAAGAGCTTACTGGCAACGATGTTGCTGCATTGGTGGCCGGTGTTGGCATCTCGGGAGCAGTTGGATCAGCATCTGGAGCGCTTGCAAATAGGATTGTTGCTGGTAAACAACCAGCCTTGACAATGGATGAGGTTCGCCTTAATGCACAGCGCAATTACCAAAAAATTGCTGATGCTGGCATCAAATTGAACACGACTGCCGCTAACGATTTGGTGAATCGAATCAAGACTCGCTTGGATGCGGCTGATTACTTGCCAGAAAACGCGACAGAAGTTGCGAATGTATTGAAGAAATACGACAGTATCGTCTCTAGAGGAGACGTTTCGTTCAGTGATGTTGATCAAATGCGTAGGTTGGCCAACAACCTATTGAGCAGCCAAAGTCGAGACATCAGGCGTCTTGGTAAAGAAATGGTCGGCAGCATTGATGACTATGTTGCCAATTTGTCACCCAAAAACGTCACTGCTGGCGCTCAAGGCATTGACGAGGCTGTTAAATCCATTGCACAGGCTCGTAAAGATTGGCGTAATCTTTCTAGAGCTAACACGATTCAAGACATTTTGGATATTGCAGAGGCAAGGGCATTGAGGCCAAATGCATCTGAAAGTGAGCTAATCCGCAATGGATTTGTCAATCTTGCATCCAATAAAGAAAAGATGCGATTGTTTAATGAAAATGAGCGGAATGCCATTCGTGCTGTGGCAAATGGTGGTTCGCTAGATTCATTCTTGTCTTTTGTTGGACGCTTTAATCCTCAGCGCAGTCAGTTGGTAACTGGAGGAATGTTGGGTACTGGAGTGATCAGTCCTGAAACTGCTTATTACACAGTTCCTACTGCTGTAGCTGGATTTGGAGCCGACAAGTTGCAAGCAATGATGCGTCAACGTGCGGCAGAAAGAGCAATGAGTGGCCTTTTGAGTGGCACTACGCCTCGTCCTATGCCCGACATGTTTAGTCGTGGCATTGCGAGCACATTGCTTACTCAGCCTCCACAAAGGTGATGAAAATAAGTGCCAATTTGCTATCATTGTGGCACCAATAGTGTTCTGTGAAATCGGGTGGTGAGGATCATGAAACCAGAAAGTCAAGCAACCGTAGAGGCAGCAATCGCTGCTGCTGGCAGTAAAGCCACCTATGGCGGTGCATCTACTACTGTAGTGTCATGGTTACTGTCATCCGAGTTTGGTATGCTGATGGGTATCTTGATCGGCTTTGGCGGTCTATGCGTGAACTGGTACTACCGGCATAAGCAAGACAAACGCGATCAGGCCGAGCATGAGAAGCGCATGAAGGGCGACGAATGAATCGCATCCAGCTTGCAGCTTTAACGCTCAGTGCGGCCACTCTTGTGGGCATTGCTGTGCATGAGGGATATCGGGACACGGCCTATATCCCTGTCCCTGGAGACGTTCCCACCATCGGATTTGGCACCACTGGCGGTGTCAAAATGGGCGACACGATCACGCCCACTAAAGCACTTGTAAGGGCGTTGCAAGATGTTCAGCGGTTTGAGGGCGCCCTCAAGCAGTGCGTTAAGGTGCCGCTACACCAGAACGAATACGACGCCTACATTAGCCTGTCTTACAACATTGGATCAGGTGCTTTTTGCCGTAGCACGTTGGTCAAGAAGCTGAACGCACAAGATTACGAAGGCGCTTGCAAGGAAATCTTGCGCTGGGACAACTTCCAAGGCAAACCTCTGAAGGGCTTGACCCTTAGACGCGAGAAGGAGTACCAGCAATGTATCTCAGGATCGCAATCCTAACCGTCATTCTGGTGGTTCTAGGAGCTACGCACTGGAAGGCGTATCACACTGGCTTTACAGTGGCGCAATCAGAGGCTCGTAAGAAGGAGCTAGAGAACCAGCAGGTCTTGTTGCAAGCAGAACAGGCTGCTCGTGCCAATGAGCAGATGCTTGTTTCTGAGCGACAGAAATTGGAGGAAAAGTATGTCCGAGAGAAGAACAAGGCCGCATCTGCTGCCGCTGGTGCTGAGTCTGAGCTTGATCGGCTGCGCGACGAGCTTGCCACA